CAACGCGACCGATCCTCACAGCCAGGACCTACCTTCGATGCCGCCAAAGCGTGGCCGAACGGATTGCCGGGCACAGAAAGTGAGAAACGTTTGTCGAATATCCGCACGGGATCAACCCTTGCGCGGGTAGACAGAGAGAAAATTGAGGAGAAACCTCAATTCTACCCAATCTGCACTACTTTTTCAAACTACATACCCGTAGTTCCTTACGCCTCAATCAACAACGAGGCCGTCAGCTTGGCCAACAGGGCCCTGATGGAGGTGGAAACCCCAGAAACTGATCTGTGGAATTTCGTGAAACTGTGGGCCATCCGAGAGAGAGTTAGGTTCTCTCCGATCGATGGTACTGACCTAGACGGTGATTTCAAGAAGTGGAATGACCGTTTCGTCAAAGGTCGACGCAGAACGCAAGAGATCGCGTGGGAATCGTTAAAGACGGTTCCATTGCATAAAGGTGACTTTAAGCGCAAACAATTCGTCAAGCGCGAATTGACCATGAAAGGTGGCTTAGAACCCGAGGATTTTGACCCTCGGGCAATTCAGGCCAACGAAGATAGGTTAAACGTATCATTCGGACCTTTCGTCCACCAAGTGTCGTCGCAGCTCAAGGAGCTGTGGAACAAAGACTACACGATCACATACACAGCCGGCATGAATGCTGAAGAAATTGGCTCTTGGAGGGACCAATTTGGCGACGAAGATGTGACACTTTTGGAAATGGACGAGAGTCGGTATGATGCCCACCAGGGAGTCGAATGTTACGACTTGTTCAACGCGGTCCTCGACCGTTGCGGGCAGGCTGACTACGGTTCTGTCAAACTGGCTTCCACTTCAATGAAGAGGATTCAGGGATACAGCAGTCATGGCATCAAGTATGCCGTGGACTACACGATGACCAGCGGATCACCGACCACTTCAGTGAGTAATTCTTACTTGAATGGCATCAAGACCGCATTTATCTTGCAACAGTTTGGAATCACAGATTACAAACTACTTGTACATGGAGACGACAACCTAGTCGTGTTGCCGGGCCTTCTCAGCCCAAAATGCAAAAAGGATTTGGAAGAATTCATCCTCAAAACCAACAAGCGCCTTGGCTTCGCGACGAAGCTCAAGATCTCGCATGATTGGCACGAGGTTGAGTATTGCTCCTCCCTCTTTTGGCCCGTCGAAGGTGGCTTCGTCTTGGGACCAAAAGTTGGCAAAAGATTGCCAAAGATCGGTTTCTCTCTGAGGAAATTGGATAAGGGAGAAGTGAAGGGTATGCTGTTGGGTCTTCGCGTTGAGGGTGGGTACATCCCCGTCCTGCGCGAATACACGAAGCACCAGTTGAGTTTGCTGAAGAAGACAGCGAAAAAAGAGTTTGTTGACGACAGATCGATCTACAAAAGTATGGTCAGCTCTTTACATAAACCAACTGCAGACACCGAGGCTTTCTTTGAAGCTCGGTACGGAATAACAGCCCGTGAAGCCGAAGAGCAATTGCTCAAGGTTTTGTCATCAAATCTGACAGACTGTGTGGACTACAGTTTGTTGGAAGAATTCACTAAAAAAGACCTGTAAAGCAGGTCGTCCACGGCGGACCAATAAAAACAAAACAAATAAATAGCATTTCTTTTCAGCTTTTTAATTTCTCTTTTCGCTACATATCATTCATGGATTTCACTACCAATTACTGTGGAATGTATTATTCGGATGGCAAGGTTCAATCCAGTGTCGCTGATGGTGCCAGTCGCCCCGTTAACGCTCTCGATGAAGCTTGTCGCAACCACGACACGGCATATGCAAATGCCGTCGACGACAGAGCCCGAAACACCGCTGACGATAAATTTTACTTAGACACTCAGAATCTAGGCATCCGTGGACCAATCTACGGTAAAATCGTTAAGTACGGCAACCAAGTTACCCGCCAAGGAAAAATGGCGTTTCTGGTGCCGTTCGGTGCTCTTGTTGGCGCATCGCTTGGGGGAACTGCGTTTCTCTCTGGGCTGCTCCCTGGAAAGGGTGGCCCGAAAAGCAACCTCCGCAAGGAGGACACGCCGACAGACCTAGTCACTGGCACAATCTACCAACCTCCCACTACGGACGCGCCCCTCAGCGGTGGCAAATTCGAGCCGGCTGTTGGTTTACCTGGTAACGCCAGAGCGAGTGACCACCCGTTGTCCTCATCGTGGGCCATCGCTTTGCAAGATCCTGGGCTAATGCAGCCCATCGGTCTTCGCAGCCCGGTGTCCGTGCGGCCAGCACCCACCCGAACATACAAACCTCTCAAAAAGAAAAAATATATGAACACAGCATCAATGAGAAAACTGTACGATAAGTACAACCCTCCTAAAAATAAAACAAACAAAGTCACTCCTTTTAAACAAAATGGTTAAGCGATTGCAAAAACGTTCTTCGAACAAGAAACCCTCGCGGTCTCCTGCCAGCTTCGGACCTGTCACAACTGTCAATACGGCTCCAGTAGCCATTGGAA